TTAACTGTTCTCTGTCTGGAAGCGTCTGTGTCAACAGTCGGCATTTCTACTTCAAAAAGACTCATTGCCTGTTTAGCAATTAAAGTCCCGCCAACGACAACAGCAGCACCAATCGCTACAGCAGCACCAGCGCCAAGCGTTGCAGCAGCAGCGGCACCAGCAAAAGCCTCAAAAACGAAAAAACCGATTTTTAATAACGCTACTGCTACTTGTGGCATAAATCCCAACCCGATAAGATATGCTGCTCAGGAATTCTAGCGAATCCTTTCTTAACTAGACAAACTGCTGTATTACCCAGCTTGATACCCATAAGCTGGCTGTCAGGCGTTTTTACGATAACTGGCGAACCATCTGGCAATGATCTAATGTCTTCCGTAGGCTCGCCTAAAACGCTTGCAGCAGTGTCTTCCAAGTCGCCAAAATCCTTAATGATAGATTCAGCGTCTTCCTCAGAATTATAGTGGAAATCGGCAAGATAGTCTTTGCCTGTTAATTCTTTTACGATGAAACCAGCGAACTGACAGCAATCTACAGAACCATAATCAAAGTCTTTCTTTTCCCACTTATTCAACGCTTGATAGACTTGCAAGATCATTATCGATAAGCATTAACTTGATTATGCTGCGGCCCTGTTGGCGTACCTACTCCACCTGAACTACCAGTTGATTTAGCGCCCCAATTAACTTTAGCGCCTTCAATCTTGTGCATAAAGTTAAAGAACAGATCACCAGAAGATTTCTCCTGCTGCGCGGCGTTGGTATACATAAGATTCAAAGACTTGTTGAACCGTGACAGCTCAGATTCAGCGATTAACTGAATAGCATCACCACCATCGGCGCCAACCGACATATTCATCTGATCCATGAACCCCGCCCAGATCTGGGTAGGATCGGCAATCAAAACATCGTCAGCGTCCAAGACACCAAGGTAAACCGTGACAGGATGTAAATAGTAGTCTTCGGTTAAAGCCACGCCTGATATCGTTGCGTCTAAGCCTGATAAAGTGAGCGTAATAGCGTACGGACTGACATCCAGACCTTCTTCAACCTGTGAAATAGATCCAAGATCTCCAACACCCAGCCAGTCTTGACCGCCCCAAGTATACGTTCCCAATGAGTTGTGAAGGTAAACAGTACCAGACGGAAACTCCAACTTTGCAAAAGACACAATTGCAACGTGCTGTTGTGCTAAAGCTGTGGCTACATCTGCGGGGAATCCTCGGCTCATGCTAGAACATCCTCTACAGCCTCAATCGTGAAGTTTGAAACTTGTCCTGGCTGCGTATCCCAAGACGTAGATCCTGCAAGCATAAACACACCTAGAACAGGATAAAGGTAATCTATGGCATCGCCGTCATCGGTAGGCTTTCTGATCGGTGGCGCAATAGGAACCGCAATTGTACCCGTTCCCGTTGAGCTGCAAGCTGCCGTTACCATGTGAAGCTCATTGTTGAACGCTATGTAATCACCAGCCTTAAAATAGTCCGTTACGGTAAGGTTTGCGTCTCTGACGTTAAGCGTTGAGCCAGTTTGACCAGCACCATTGACAACGATAGCATCACTAACCGCTGGCGCATTACCCCGCCTAACAAACCCGTGATCTTGAACATAGAACCTGTGCTGCTGACCGTTTAGCTTAGTCAAGAACGCTTGCATCTCTGCCCGATCATCACCTGTCAGGTTGTTAAACTGAAGCGTAGCCTTCCACAACGATCCTTTCCGAGCTACCGTCTGGACTGAGTTAGTCAACGGGCTCTGAAACGTCCTAGTGTTCGTTACCAGCTCAAAAGTGTTTGAGGATGGGGTTATGCTTGGGAATGTGTAAGTCGTCATTAACCGAACCTTCTACGCCGCATGAGATCTTGTATGCTAAGTATCGTTTGTTGTGAAGTCTGCTGCATTGCTGCCCTGATCTTCATATCTACATCAGCACCAGCGCCAGTTGCGTCAATGTTGTTTACAATTGTAATTCCGCCAGCTTGACCTTTGGTGTGATCAATGACAGTTTCATTCGGGTGAAGCATAGCCATTTGGCCACCTTTCCCGTCAAGACCGCCAGCTCTAGCACCGCGACCTGTAAAACCACCGCCTTCAAACGACTGTGCTTTGATCTGAGCGACTTGGCCCAATCCAGAAGCAACCGTGGCAGCAGCCATTGCAAAGTTCAATGGTGGTGGGTAACTTGACATCGCAAGCGTTGCGCCTTGATAAGTCTGCATGATTGCTTGGGCTATCTGAAAGGCTTTGTTTAATTGAAACAGCTTTTTGTTATTGGACGCGATTCCTGAGAACTGATTGCTCAACTCACCTAATACATGGCTTGTCTGAGCCGTTGCAGATTTCATTTCAAATTCTTTTCGCTTCTTTGCCCCTGCTGATGCTTGTTCTTGGAAGAATGTCAGCTTCTCTAGCAATTTGCCGCCATTCTTATCTAAATCATCAAGCATCACTTTGGCAGGTGAATTGTCTGAAATAGCCTGAGCTGCGGCTTGAGACTCGGCAACTATTCGTTCATACAATAAAGTGATCCTGTCGCTTGGCAAAGCGCTGTTTGTAAACTCAGCCATGCTTGCAATCACCGCGTCGATTGCCGCTTGGGTCTCGTCTGATCCTTGTTTTATTTCAGCGTTAGCTATGAAAGTTCCTTTTCTTAGCCGTTCCTGTGCGTCTATCTGCCAATTTGTAAATTCCTTCCTCGTTATTTCTTGCTTCATTAAAGCCTGAGTCATTCGCTGCTCTTGCTTTATATATTCAGCCATTCCTGCTGACGGCTCAAATACATCTTGCAGACTTTTTTTAGCCTTTAAAGCAATTAATTCAAGCGCCAGAATTCCATGCTGAACCATCTGAATCGTATCGAGCACAAAGCCAAATCCATTAACTAACGCTTGTGCAACGTCTTGGCCTATATTTCCAAAGCCTTCAGTGTCCAATGCTGCTTGATAAAATTTAGTTGCTACATCATCGATTATTGGACTAAACGCTGCCCCTAGTTGATTGCCTAGCCCCGTGAATACACCTTTGGCTTTAGTGACAGCATCGTTTGCCAGCTCAATCTTTGCAGCATCAACCCGAGATATCGCAATACCTAGATGATCTGCTTCTTCTGCCATCTTGGTCAGGTTCTCAGAACCTGCGCCGATCATGTTTAGAACAGAAACACCGCGAGCACCGAATAGCTCAGTTGCGATTCTTACCTTGTCTGCTTGAGTTGTTACACCTTGCATCGCATCAGCGACTTGCAACATCTGCTGATCTAACGGTAGCTTTTCTAATACGCCAGCACTCAAACCTAGTTCAATCAAGGCATCTTTAGCGACACCCGTACCATCGGCGGCATCACTGACACCGACAGCAAGATTCTGTAATGATTTTTCTAAGGTTTTATTTTCTACGCCAGCAAGGCTTGCAGCGTGTTGGAGTCCAGCAAGTTTCTCAGTTGCTATACCTAAACGATCAGAAGTCTTCGCAAGCGCATCGATTGATACCATTGACGCTTTGGTCAAGGCAACACTAGACGCAACACCAGCAGCCGCAAAAGCAGTTCCGATCTTCGCAACTCTAGTTACTGATGCACCGATTGATTTATTTAACGATGAAAGCCGCTTGCTGACTGACTTAAACGCTGCCGCAGTCTTATCATGCGCTGTAATTGGAATATTAACTGGACTTATTGCCACGTTCTTTCACCTCAAAATATGCAATCCAGCCCTGATACTCGACCACGCCCATCTGTAATATCTCATCTACTGTTTTATGTAGATGTTCCGCTAACTGATAGCAGAAAAGTAGAGCATGATCGTCTGTTAGTTTTTTTCGAGATCCTCGGGCTGTGGTTGAAGTTCTGCTATCTGACCAGCCACCCTGATTAAAACGTCTGGGTCAACCGATCTTACAATCTCAGACATTTCCAATTTCTTGAAGCAAGGATCACCGTTGCCGTCAATCAGGTAATAAACAAGGCTCAGTGCCAATCCTTCGTCCATCTTATCTGATGTCAGTTTGGACTGTATTTCCATCTTCTTTTTAACAGAAATTTGAGGCCGAACATAATACGTTCCGCCCCATTCTGGAATTTCCAATGGCTTAGGATCTTCAGCCAGAACACTTTGATAATGTTCTTTAGCCTTGTCTAAGATACCCATTAAACAGTAGAAGCAGTCAACGCACCGCTACCTTGCAAGCTGATAGAAGCCTCAACCATCCCATCAAATGATGATGAACGGCTGACACCTGTCACGATGCAAGAACCTGAATAATAAGTGTCACCAGCAACCTCGCCTTCTGGATAGAATCCGATAGTGACAGCAGCGCCTACCGTTAATGCGCCTTGGCCTGTGGTGTCAGTTTCGTCCCAATAGACATCCGCCGAACCAGTGAAAGACGTTAGCGTAGGAATAAAGCTGCGCGCCGTGTCGGTCATCACTGTATCTTCTACAGTGTCACCAGTTTCCTCGATGCTAAAGCTGCGTAATTCTGCAACAGTATTAACGCCGACTTTAATTACACCGTCTCGTCCGATATGTGTAGCCATTTATGACTCCTTTTCTTCAATTGGATCTTCAGCTTTAGCTTCTGCCTTAGCTTTAGATTTTGCTTTCGGTTTTTCTGACACCCAACCTCTTGTCAGCATTGATTCCACTTTTGACGGATGGGCATCAACTTCAACCGAACCGTCTGCGCTAAATAATTTCATAGATCACCTATAATGGAGTCTGTGGATCGTTTACTGCCGTCCTGTATTGAACAGCATAATTCAATCTGACAACACCAACAGGCGATTCACCTTCGCCATTATAACTGATTTCTGTCGATGTTAATTGTATAAATTTCGCCAGATTATTTAAAGTCCTATCGGCACCTAATGCCGTTTCAACCTCGGCGCAAATGGTGTCAACGGTATCGTCAAAGTCAGTGTTAGCCTTGACAAAACCTTCGATTAAAACAGACACTTCCCGCTGGGATACTAGACTTGATCCCATGATGTCAGTGCCAGAATCTTCTGTTGTTGTGTAAATCAACAAAGCAGGAAGGTTTGAGTCCTGCAAAGGATAAACCCTGGACTGAAATACGTTAGATCCAGTTGTAGCCAACCCTGTGCAAGTAGTCGCCACCTGTTCGCGGATCTGCTGCCTAACGTGTGTCATTGTTGTTCCATCGCAACTTCAGTCATACCCGTTCCATCTGGCCTGACATTTACTGCTTTATACGTTATCCCACTGATTAGGAATGTATCATTGTGCGCTAATGAAGGCGCATCTGCTGTTCTTAATACCGCAATTGGCTGTGACATTTCCATGCCGACAGTTCCTGCTTCAACAGCGTAGTATTCGTTTAAGAATATAACTTGAACCGCGCTAGGCGACCCGCCAAACGGCGTATAAGTGGAACTTACACCGAAGTCGTTGAGCATTATTAGCCTATCTGCGGCAGTCTCAACTGGCATTCTTTTTCCTTCGCTTAGGCTTCTCTGGCGAATCCTCTAACCCGACAGAACGATTCTCGACCACTGGTTCAGAATAAGGCGTTATCCTACCCATTGCCAAAAGCGCTTTTTCATCATCACCAGAAACCTCTACAACGGAACCCGCTGAAGTTGGCTGTCTGTTAATGACGCAATTCTTTAAAACTTCATATCTCATAGATCACCTTAAGAATTGGGGGGCCAATATGACCCCCCTATCTTATAGCTATTAGTTACCGCCGTCGTTACCGAGGCAGAAGCTAACTGCGTGACGTACTGCAACATCGCAAGTTTGCATTGCAATGATTCGTACATTACCGCTAGTTGCGCCAGCGTATGGATCAACCAAGATGTCCAAACCACTCCAGAAGCCAATGAGCAAGTCATTGAAGTTTCCGAAGTAAGCATCACCAGATGCTGCTTGGTTAGACAAGATGGCTCGATAGCCATTGACAGTACCACCAGGCTCAACCACGAACTGTGCAGTTCCAGTTGCTTTCTCGGTAGTCTTCAATGCGCCAACCATTGCTGCGTTCATGATGTAAGCTAAGTTGCC